CCGCCAGGTGAGCGGCCAGGTCGTCGCGCATCTTGGAGCGAACGGCCCGAGGCATGGCCCGCACGGCCGCCGCGCGATACGCCGCCGTCCACTCGGGGCTGCGCAGCGGTTCACGGGCGGGCGTCGGCTTCGGTCGTATGTGGCGAACGGTCATCGTCATCGACGTGCCTTTCAGTCGGATAACTCTGATTCTCAGTCGACGCGCTCGGCCACCTGCGGCGTCCGCAGGTGCTGGGTCTCGCACGTCACCCGCAGCGGCGGCGGCACGCCCTGCAGCTTGCTCTCCAGGAAAGTGCTGAGCCCCGCCTTATTCATCGCCAGCACGATCGGCACGTCGAGGTAGCGCGCCAGGTCGACGCCCGCGCGCTGCTCGAGCGCCGCGGTCGCCTCGAGGTACGTCTTGTACGCGGTCCCGAGCGCCGCAATCTTGGTTTCGAGGGCGTCGGCCGCATCGAGCCGGCGCTGCGCCAGGTCGTGAGTCGAGGTGGCCGTCATCGGTAGCCCGAGCGGGACACATGGTCCACGATCGCCTCGACCACGTCGGGGTCGGCTCCCAGATTGAACGCCTGCAGGACCTCCGCGAGGTGGGGATTGGATCGAGCGAACTTGAGGGTCCGCGCGAGCAACGCCTCGCCCTGCTTCGCGCCGTGTTTTGTGCGAAGGTTCGCCCGCAGTTGCACGATCGATTCGTCGACCCGCTGGTTGATCTCGGCCTGGTGCTTCGCCGGATCCGCCGCGCGCACTTGCGCGATCTTCCCGTCGATGAACTTGTTCGCGAGCAGCACCACCACCGGTTCCGGCAGCCCGGTGGCCTTGCGGAGGTCGAGAAAGTCCTGTTTGAAGCTGGCACGCTCGGGCTCGGCCCAGCCGAGGCTGGAGAACATGTCCTCGTCGCGGTGGTCGATTTGGGCCGCGAGATAGGTGCCGCCAAACAGGGTCTCGGCCATCTCGGCATTCGAGGTCGGAGCGGACGGCGGCGTCGAGGCGTCAGGGCTCGAGGTCGGAGCGGGGGCGGTGCGCCCGGCCTGGGCCCGCGCGGCCGCGGCCTGGCTGTCCGGGTGGTCGTAGAGGCTGTTCAAGGCGTCCGGTGAGAGCGGTCGGTCGGTCATCGTCGTCTTCTCCTCTGTGGTTAGCGGTTGTGGGCGTCGGTGTCGTCGAGGGGATCCCAGTCGTGCAGCACCTCGCCCTCGGTCTCGCCCTCGCCGACCGGCTCGCACACTCTGCGCGTCGGGCCGAGGCTTCACGCACGCGGCATCGAGCGCCTTCTGCATGGTGGTCGTGTGCTCCGGCGTGGACGGGTCCACCTTCGCCATCCACGCGGCCGAGAACATCGTCTCGGGGATACTGAACACGTCGCCTGGCCGGCGAAGCTGCTGGCCATCGAAGCCGCGGTGCAGGGCACGGACCTTCATCGTCGCCTCCATTCAGCGAAAAGCGCCGTCGAACGGGTCGAAGTCCGTCAAGCAATGGCCAACGGAACTCTGGCGGCTGAAGCCGGGCGCGGTCGACGACGGCGCGTCCGCGATTCCGAACGTCAAGGCCAAGGCATCGGCCCGATCAGGCGACCGTCCGAGGCGTTTCTTGATTTGGTCCTTCTCAAGACGAACTTGCCGCCATTGAAGCTGTACACGGGCGTCGTGAGATCGGCGACCAGTTCGGCAATCGGCGGCAGCGAGCCCCCGCGCTTCACCCAGGCCGCGAGCTCGAACCACATTTCGGCGCGCTTGTTCTTGTAGCGCGGGTCGGTCGGAGCGCCGGCGAAGTTGACCGGGATCGCCGGGGTCCCGGCCAGCATCAGGTGGTCGATCACGCCCGCGCCCCAGCCGCCGCTGTCATCGACGAGGATCGCTTCCGGGCCCCAGGCCGCCACGGCTGCGCCGATCCGCGCGGCGATCTCGTTCGTCCGCGCGCCCCGCATCATCACGGGTTTGAAGGCGGCCAGTCCTTGTCGCGGGAACAGACATGTCGCGTCATCGCCGAAACGGGCAATGTCGCAGCCGATGCGTCGCTGGGCAAAACTGAATTGATCGCCGCGGAGGTGCCGGTGCATGGCCGCTTCGACGTCGTCGATCGACAGCAGCGCGTTGAAGCTGTGCGAGGGGAAGCGGCCGAGGATGTACGACTGGACCCACGGATTGTCGCGCCCGTACGTCGCGATGGCCTCCTTCGCCCAGGCCAGGTCGACGCGCGGCGACCGGCGCAGATCATCGGGATCGCCGGTAACGACGATTATCCGCCATTGGTGTCGCAGTTGCGTGGCCGCCGCGTAGAGCATTCCTTCGGTCGAGATCGGGTTGCCCGCAATCGCGATCTTCCCGAAGGTGCAGTTGCTGAGCGCCTGCTCGGCCGCTCGGAGCACCGTCACCGGGATCGTGCCGGCCTCATCGATAAGCGCGAAGACGTACTTGGAGTGCAATCCGCTGAGCGTCTTGCCTTGTTCAGTGGGGTCGCCACCCTGCGGATAGGTTCGGGCGCTGAGGAACCAGTCGTCGTGATCGCGCGCGACGATGCGGGACGCGGTCCAGGCGAACGCCGTGGAGAGATACGGACTCCGCGACATGAACTTTGAAACCTCGGACCAGAGGTTGTCTCTCAAATTCGTTTCCGTCACCGCCACGGCCGCGCCCTTCGGGTGCTCGCCTCTCGCGCCCTGGGTCCCGAGGAACCACAGACCGCACCAGGCGAGAAACGCAGACTTGCCAGGGCCGACGCACGCCGTGGTGCAGATCCGCTGGTCCTCCAGCTTCTCAGAGGCGAACGCCTCGAGGGCCTCGCGCTGCCAGTCGTCGATGGTCTCGACGTGGAGCTCCTCGTGGACGAACTGGCAGATGTTCTCCCGCCAGCGCCGGATCCGCGCGCCGATGGCCTTCAGGTCAGGCACGAGGCACCTCGGGTTCGCGCGAGGCCATAACCGCCGCCTCGAGGGTCAGGGTGCCTTCGTGCCGGGTGTCGACGCGCTCGCGGTACTTCTCCGGCCTCAGCCCCTTCAACAAGAAAATGAGCAACAAGTCGGAGAACTTGTGGACGTGCCCGCACACCTCGCCTTTGTAGAAAACCGGCTCGGGCCATCCCTCCTTCGCGCGGCGCGCCGCCTCCTGCTCGAGGCGGTCCGCGACGGCGTCCTTGGCGTCCTCGAACGCGCTCGCGTACGCCGGGTCCTGCTGCAGCCAGTCGTAGTGCGTCCGACGGGACATCGACGTCGCTCGGCAGGCGTGGAAGACGGTCCCGTGCTCGATGTAGGCCGCCAGCATCGCGGCCTTTTTCTGCTGTGTGGTGGGCCGGGTGACCACGAGGGCCTTCTGAGACCGGGAACGCCCCTTCTCTGCTGCTCGGGGGGTCATGCTCGCACCACTCCGTCCTCGAGGAGGAAGTCCCGCCACGTCTGCTGTAGTTCCCGCAGGGTGTGACAGGAGGGGTCACGGTGGAGGAAGGACTCGGGTCGGCCGTCAGTCGGCGGCGTGGACAGCTTCCAAGCGCCGCACGTCGGACAGGCGATCCGGGTCCGGCCGTTCTCGGTCGAGACCTTGAATCGGACGGGCGTCACGATCGAGCTCCGGCTCGCGAGGTTCTTGGCCGCCGTCACGGCCTCCGTATACCGTTGGAGTTCGCGCCCGGTCATGACCGCCCCCTCCGGAACAGCTGGTCCAGCACCACGCCGGCCGCGGCGGCCAGCGCCACGATGAAGAGGGTCTCGGCGATGAAGTTCAGCATGGCGGTTCTCCTTCCCCTGTCCTACCCCTCGGACACCGGACAGGACATCCCCCCTAAAGGGGGGAGGATGTCTGTCCAGTACCGGCTGGACATGTCCAATAGATGTCCTGGACAAGATGTCCAGTTACCTCGTCCGTTCATGGCTTCCCCCGTTCCACGAGTGCCACGCGGGTGATCCCGTCCTTCGACCCAGAGACCAGCGTGAACACGAGGTTCTTCCGCTTCACGGCCTTGACGATGGAGTCCACGGGCGCGCCCAGTTCATCGGCCAGGGCCGCGTAGGTCTCCGGCCTGGTCTTGACGATTGACTTCACGCGCTGCCAGAGCGGGAGGCCTTCGGCGAGTTCTCCGACGTCGGCCACGGCGATCGGCCGGAACGTGGTCCGGTCCTCGGTGAACCGCAGCTCGAGCCCCACCGCGCCCTGCAGCGGGCCGAGGTTCGTCTTCCGGTTGTAGAGGGCCATCGTCAGCACACCGCTGTCATCGCCGGCCTGCGCCCGCTTGACGAACCACGTCGCCCGCGCGCTGTTGTGCCAGAACACGCTGCCGAAGGGCCGCTGGTCGTTCTCGCCCTCGGCCTTGTTGTGCGCGATGTGGAGGCTGCCGATGCCGAGCCGTCGCACGGCCTGGTTGTATTCGATGGCGGCCTCGGCGGCCTCGGGCGGGCCTGAGCAGGCGTAGCCGGCGGAGTCGAAGCAGCCGTAGGTCAGGCGATGCTTCTCGACCAGGCGCTTGTGGCGATCGAGCTCGAGGACGAGCGGGCGATCGCACCGGATGTAGATCAGGCCGGGGATGTCCGCACCATACAGGCGCTGCAGCCGTTCGCGGTGCGCGTACTCGTCCATCTCCCAATCCCAGAGGCCCACACGCTCGCCGCGCCTGGTCAGTTCCGCGGCGACGATGTCCGCGAGCCAGGTCTTCCCGCAGCCCCCAGCGCCGAAGGGGATCGCCAGGTTGCGAGCGGGGAGACGAAGGCCGAGGACCTCATGGAACGGCTCGGGCTGGGTCGGGGGCAGCGTCCGCAGGTCGATCGCCGCATTGCCCTCACGCTCGGCCTGCAACACGCGCTGGCAGAACTCCTCGAGGAGCCCTGTCCAGTCGACGAGCTCGCCGGTCTTCGCGCGCTGGGCGAGCCACTGCGCGAGTTCGCGGCGATCGCGCAGCCGGGACAGGTTGAAGGTCGCGTCACTGAGCTTGCCTTCGATCATAGACACGCCGGCGAGTTGGCAGTAGACAGTGAGCTGCCCTACGAGCTCGCGGCGCTCCAACCGGAGCCGGTCGACCTCGATCAGGATGTCGAGACTCCCGGTCGCGAACTGGTAGTGCCCTTCGCCGAGGCACTGGAATTCAGGCGGACCGGTGGGGGAATCGGGATCGACGTGATTGGAGGCGAACGTGACGTTCGGCAT